GATCCTAATGGTATTGATATAGACGTGCTACTACCTACATAGTCAGTAACGTTAAGAGTAATCTCAGTAGAACTTTTAGTCCAATTAATAATATTACCTTCAAAGTCTAAAGTTCCTGAAGTACTACCACCTTGCGCAAACATGGCAGTCGCCACATTCTGGGAAATCTGTGCATAGATACGAGATTCTAAGTTATTAAGAAACTTGGATATGTTCGTATTGTTTGCGTCGTTCTTTGCTTTATCAAGAGCTGCTTGAATATCTTTTTTAATAGCATCTCTGCGATTATGTTCTTGGTTTTCGATAGTCAAGATATGGGCAGAGTATCCATTACCGTTGAAGGATGGACTCTTAAATGTAAAATCAGGGAGTGGTTGAGCTTGAACAGCAAAACCTAATGATAAAATACTAAGTGTTAGTATCCTTGTCGTGAGCTTCATTTTCTTCCTTCTCTCTTAAAGATAAAATGACGTTCACTTTTTGATTGAGCCTAATCAAGTCGTTATCTAACATTCTGATACGATCGATTAGTTCAATTAAAACTTTATTTGATTCACCTATTACAGGGTCAATTTCTTCAGTTACCCATTTCCAAATATAGTAGACGAAATACCCTAATCCGCCTGCTGCTACAATGGGAAAACCGTACTTGCTTATTAAATCAGCAATATCTTCCACTAGTCTCTCCTAGCGTCTGATTGTTCAGCTCTTGCAATTCTGTCTAAATCTGGTGGTATACCTAGTGCATGTGATACTTTAGTATCAATTCGAATAACATCATGATTCATAGCCGCAACACGTCTATCCAAAGCTTTAATAATATTAGACATACCCTTTACTGATCCAGTTACACCATCAAGGATAAACTTAACTGTAAGAAACACAAAGTAGCCGGCCGCACAAGCACCAGCAATTGGAAATCCTACATCGGCTATTAATTTAAAAATATCACCCATGTATTATTTATAATGGGCCGTACTTATTATTAAGTCTGTCTAATGAATTTAGTGGTTTATTGAGTTCGTCAACTTCTTGCTCAATAGTTTTTGATGGAGAGATATACTCATTTATATTTATACCTACAGATGGTTCAGTTTTTTCTGGAGGTGGTGGTGCAGTTGGAACTTCATCTGGTTCATATTCAGGCCATGATTCAGAATCAGGTACCCATTCTTGATGCCAGCCTTCAGGTGTTCTTCCAGCTAGAGAATCGGTATATGCCTTAACTACTTCAGGATCGTTCTCTTTTTCTACTATTGGTTCTGGTGGATACTTAGATTGTCTTTTTTTTAAAGACCAGTTGACTGCAACAAGCATGAGTACGGCTAATGGATCAAATACCAGCACGATCATAATGATAACCCATCGTACAGCCTTCTCAAGCATGTTCTGATCTAACGTATCTCCATAGATTAAAGCAGCAATGTACTTAACCGGTCCGACTTCAGCTTCTACCTTACGAGCTTGAGAAGCAACAGGAGCACGTTCATTCTGTAATTTAACTATAGATGCTTGAGCCGCAGTAATCTCGTTTTGTAGCTTCTTACGTTCACCTGACTGAGATCTACGAATCTGTACTGCACGCTCTGCTCCTTTATCATCTGTAGTACGAGCAAGTTTCTCGTCTACTTGAGCATCCATTTGTTTTAATGCTTTACGAGCAGCTTCTATGTTTTCTCTTTCAGTCTTGATCTTATCATCAAAGATCTGAACCTGAGCTGTAATATCTCCAGCTGGTACAGCTTGATCTAGATGTGCTTTTGACAAAAAGCCAAATATACCCATAGATGTAAGCATCATAAGAATAACTACAGCTACAGTAAAATATGATTTAAGAAGAGTTGGAACATCATTCCAGTTACGGTATAACCATGAGGCAACAACTAGCTTTGAGATCTCAAGAATAGATCCCATGATTATAATTGGCAAAACTGCAGCCGCAAATATAGCTGTTAGACCAGCTATGGAGTAAAATGCTGCAATAGCGCTTAGTAACAGCGCTGAGATTAACATTATTGTATTCATACTTTACAAGCGCACTTGGCGATTTCTAGTTGTTTATTTTGAAGGTCAGCAATAGCGGCTTTAATAGCATCTTCAGCTAAAACTGAACAGTGAATTTTTACAGGAGGTAGAGCTAATTCTTCTGCAATATCTGAATTCTTGATTGCAGTTGCCTGGTCAAGTGTTTTGCCCTTGAGCCATTCTGTAACAAGACTAGAACTGGCAATAGCAGAACCGCAACCATAAGTTTTAAACTTTGCATCTTCGATAACACCATCTTCTCCTACTTGAATTTGTAGTTTCATGACGTCGCCACAAGCTGGTGCACCTACCATCGCTGTTCCTACATTTGGAGCTGATTTATCTAAGCTACCAACATTTCTAGGATTTTCATAATGATCTAATACTTTATCTGAATATGCCATCTATGCCGCGAACGAGGAACCACAACCACATTTTGACGTAGCATTTGGGTTCTTAATCTCAAACTGCTCTCCCATAAGTGATTTTTTATAACCTACAATAGAACCTTGAAGATACTGCATACTCATGGAATCAACTAACATAGTAACTCCATGTTGTTCAATGACGAAATCATCTTCATTTTGATTATCATCAAATGTAAATCCATATTGAAATCCAGAACATCCACCGCCCTCGACAAATATTCTTAATTTGATATTCTTATCGTCTTCTTCTTCAAGAAGAGATTTTAACTTGTCTGCAGCTGATTCTTCTATGGTTATTTGATCCATATATTATTTATTCTTTCTCTTAGTTCTTATTTCTGCAATAAGAGCATCTTGAATCCTTATTTTTTCATTGAGGGCATCTATCTTATTATTAAGACCGTCTATACTAGCATTTAGTTTACGATCTTCTTCCTGCATATTATCATATTTGCTAATATTAAATGTCAATTTTTTATCAAATTCAACCAAGTAGTTCTCATAGTTCTTTGTTTGAATATATGACGCATAAGCAAAATATGCAGAAACTATTGCTATCAAAGTTATTGTTAAAAATGCTAATCTAATCTTCATGTTTTATATGACTCCTATGTATACGGCATTGGATCTGACCGTTGTACCACTCATCAGGTTTTTCCAATACTTCATGTTGAAATTGATACTTCGCTTCGTAGTACGTTGCAGTTCCTTTGGTGAGACAAAACATAAGGATTTCTCGTCTAAACTTATTTTCTCCTAATGCTTTGACATCAGCCTGAACTTCTTTTGATGAAGACCAATATGTCTTCCAATCTGAATCTTTCTTACTTCTAATCTTTTTCTTTTTCTTGGTACCGTTTTTAAGCGTTACTGTTTTAGTAGTAGTCTTAGAAAACTTTGCCAACTTTTTGCCGATATATCGTTTACCTGTAGTAAGATTTGTTATAAGATATACAAAACCTACATACTTTGGATCGATCTCTTCAATTGGTTCATTATTAAAATACCAGGTCATTCTTCGTAATCGTCTTCTTCTTCAAATATATCAGCACCACATACTGGGCAGAATACAATGTCTTCAACTGTGACGTCATTTGTCTTTACTGTTATCTTACCATGACTTTCACAGTTAGTACATTCAAATAATTTTGTTGCCATTAATGAGCTCCGCCCCATACATCAGACCAATTACCTTTTAATGCGCCTTTAGCATAATCAGTAACTCTATTCTCAAAGAAGTTGCCATGCACAGGAGCATTAATCATCTCTTCTACCCATGATAATGGATTCTTTTTAACTTTAAAAATACCTTTTAGTCCTAATGAAATTAATCGACGATCTGCGATATAACGAATGTATTGTTTAACATCTTCTGGTTGCAGATCTCTCATATGAGTACCTGAGAATGACAGATCAATGAACTTATCTTCAAGCTCAACCATCTTCTCTGCTATAGTATATATACGACCTTTAAGGTCATCATTCCAGATCTCGTTGTTTTCTTTAATAAATGTCTTAAATAGCTTAATCATGTTTTCAGCATGCATAGTTTCGTCAACAATAGACCATGTGACGATCTGACCCATACCTTTCATTAGACCATGACGAGGAAAATTAAGCAACATAATAAAAGAACTAAAAAGCTGCATACCCTCCGTAAAAGCACTGAACACGGCGATATGCGTTGCAGTTGAGCTAAGGTCACCGTTTTTCGAACTGAGTTCCGTAACATAATCGTGTTTATCCTTCATTTCCTGATATTCTAAAAACTCATTGTAAGTAGATTCAGGCATACCTAACGTTTCAATGAGGTGGCTATAAGCCGCAATGTGTAATGCTTCACGCGCTGCAAAACCCATCAACATCATTCTTACTTCAGGTTGAGGGAAATATGGTAAGTAGTTCTTTACATAACCACCAGCAACATCGATGTCGCCTTGTGTAAAGAACCTAAATATATTTGTAAGAAATAGTTTCTCTTCTGCTGTTAGTTTCTTTTTCCAATCTTTTACGTCTTCTGCCATAGGAACTTCTGTATGCAACCAGTGGGCTTGTTCATGTTTCAACCATGCTTCGTATGCCCATGGATAATTAAATGGCTTGAAATGATTACGGGTATCGGTTAATTTGTCTGCCATTTTAGAATTCCTTAAGTTTTAGTTTAGTTTTTTCGTAAGCAAGCCATCTACCAGGTAATTCTGGAGAAAAGTTAATGCCTGTTCTTTGTTCAATTGATTCTACTGATACTGAATAATTATCTATAAGTTTTGGATCTAGTTTCTCGTTTGGAAATAAGAATGCGATCTGACTTCCTGTCTTTGGATCAATAATGATTTTATACACATGAGATGGAATAGCAACTTTATTCATCATCTTTTGTTGACCTTCAAATAAGGCACCAGTGATAACATATACTTCACCTTTAACTTGTGCCCAGTATCTGACGTTCTCTTCAAGATATTTCCAGATACCACGATTATTACCTGGTACCTGTGGCATCATGTTAGTTAGATAGAAAGATTCAGACATTGCTTTAGCATCAAATGTCATATCAGCTGCTGGAGCAACATGACCCCGATCATAACCCATACCAGTATAATCAGCAAGTGTTTGTCTATGCGGAGCTGGTACTTCTGGATCTTCTCTAAAATCATCTTTACGCGGGGCATTCTTTACTAGATGATCTACTGTTACATGTTCAACTACATAATGTGCAACTTTAGTATTATAGTTATAGTTAACTGCATAACCTATACGGCATAAGTACTGATTGTTTCCATCTTTTAATTTT